TTTTCCTTTTCCATCTTATAATACCCATCCTATCGGGTTTGGTTTAGTATCTGGATACATATCGCTGTTACTATTGGTCCAGTATTCTGGAAACATAGCACTAGCATTAATAGCCATATAATCAACAAATCTTTTAGCGTAAAAGTCTGCAAAGGTTCGGTGCTTTTGCACTAAAATATCTAGTTCTTCTTTTGAAACATTTTCTGAATTATCTGTTCGGTGTTTAAATACGCCACCGTTTCTAACTTGATAATTAGCAAAAGGTAAATAATCCACCATTGCGAAATGAATCAGCATAGGTTGTACATAGTCACTAACCAAATTAAGATAGTCGCCTGTTAGTGTATTAGTATCTATTTTTAAAGTAATAGCATCGTATAATTTAGTCCCTAAATAGTTCTGCAAATGCATCTGCTGAGCTATCTTTATAAACTGAATGAATAAGTCAGTATCTACATTACCATTCAATATAGTATTTGCTTTTAGGTCTTTTGGTGTGATAAATAGTGTTGTCATATCTTATCCTTTGTAGTTTGGATGGTGTCCATTGTTAGGCATATCTTTTGGGGCTTTCTTTGCATTATCTAAACCTTTTGGTGTTGGGTTATATCCTGCAATTGAACTAACCTCTTCGCTTGAACTCAATGCTTTGTCTACATAAGGTGTTCCGTCTGTTTTAGTTTTTAACCTGTATAGGTTTTCGCTCCAGAAATGCCCGCAGTTTACACCGCCTTTAAATTCAAACAAAGAATAGTTTTGACCTTGGTGTCCAAATGAATTATTTACGCCTTGAAATGAAGCCATATCAATGTCTTCTTTGCGATAAACTACACCGCTTGAAGTTCTGCCCATCATTTTAACGCAAAAGTCTCTTGTGTTAGTGCTTCCGTATTTTTGTGAGTATTCATATCTTACTTTGTAGGTATCTTTATCAAGTGAACTTTTGGCACTTGGATTTGATGTTATAAAGTCTTTTAAATTTACTCCAGCCTTAACTTTTATTAATTGATTAGCCCAATTTTCAATATCGATATTTTCTTTATTATATTCTCTTTTATCTACTAATTCCCATTCATCGGATATTGATTCTCCATTGATAGTGTCTAAATCAAATGAGCCCTCCTCTTTGCTTAAAGTAGCAGTTTCAATAGGTGTTTCTGTTATAGTTGTACTTTTTAATCCTACCAATGCTCTAATTTCATCCCCTGTCATTGATTCTAATACCTTGTTTGCTACCAAAGGCGATAGTGAATTGATACCGTCAATGATTGTATTGGTTTTTTCTGTTATTGTAAGCTCGTTATTTACATCTAAAGGCTGTAATTCTTGGAAATATAGGTTTAAAGTAATGTCATTAAAGGCTAAAATCTTATCAAACTCCTTGATAATTAGGTTCTGAAATGGTTTGATAACTGTATTTTGCATTAAAATAGTAGCAGTTTGCAATTCGTCTGCATTGTTACCGAAACCGCTGTTATCTTTAATACCTAAAAGCATAGGGCTTATAACTCGGTGCGATACCATTATCTTTTTCATCGATTCATCACTCAAAAATTGGTATTGATTGTGTGCGTCTGAAAGTTGAACGGGTGTAATAGTTGCCCCGTAATTGTTGCTATCGTTAAAAGATAGGATAAACCGACCAGCGTTCGATGTCCCGCCAAATTTGTTTTGTATATTTCGTTCAATATCTCTCTGCTCGTCTTCGGTCGGTGTCCCATTATTAAAGTTAATAAGCATCGACGGTGCTAAACCATTCATTATATTGTTTAAATGGTAGTTAGATATCTCTTCTTCTAATTCGCAGTACTGAAGCCCTCCTTGATAGTCTACGGGGCTATAATAGTAAAAGCCTGTTTTGTATGGTTTGATGTAAAGTATTTCTTCACCACCATTACCAAAGCCAAAAGCAGGTATTTCTAAAGGTTTGTTCTGGCGATTTACTTTTGTCCAATCTTCAGCATAAAAATAATTTTCTACTTCGCCATCTTCATTACATTTACCGCTTCTTAATGTTTCAATAGGAAAGTGATTGCACTCAACTATACGGGTTTTATCTATTGAATAAACAACCTGCACTGCACATTGTCCCATCGCTTTCAAATCATAACACAATCTTTCAGTTGTATCGTCATCAAACAAAAGCATAGCTTGGGCATAGTCTTCTGGTTTCAATAACTTATCGCTTGCATCTATTCCTTTACCGTATATCATTTGACTGATACCGTTTACAATTGCGTTGTTTGTAGGTGATCCATTAATCCTATCTTGCAAGTATCCAAAATAGTTGTTATCTTCTCCGTAATTAATCCAGTCTTGGTTTCTTACTTCAACTACTTTAGGGCTTGTATAAGTTGCTAAATTTACAACACCAATTCCGCCCATCTTTTTAGGCTCTATTTTATTTATTTTTCTTTTCATATTTTATAGAAATTGTTGTCAATATTAGGCAACGTATATTGTCCTTCGTTTATTGAATAGTCTTGTATTGTTGTATCGCTTGCAATGCAAAACACTCGGTCTTTGTAAACTGTATTATCTACATCGTTTTGACTGTAAACTTTTAAATTGTAAAATGTATTTTCTTTCAAAAAATCCGATGTTATCATTCCAAAAAGAGCTAAGTCAAAAGAAAAATCAGTATAGGTTGGCTCTCTTAAATAAACTGTTTTAGTTGTTTCGTCTGTAAACTCAAACATTAATGGAACACCGTTTACATTGAAAGTCGGTATTATATAAAATGGTTCGTCTTGATTTTGTTTTAATACTATCATAACAATATAACGTGAACTTATTTTATTTTGTAAAAAAAAAGCACCCAATTTCTTGAGTGCTAATTCTAAACCTGTTCATATCCCTATGCAGGTGTAATTTGTGTTGGTACCCCAGCAGTCTGTGCTATTTTAGGCGTTATTGCAGCTCCAGCTACGAACTGTGCCATCATAGGCTCTTGGCTTGTAATGGTTAAAGAATACCCATTTAAGTCTCCAAGGGCAATTCCAGTGCTAATTGTTCCGTTAACGTCGCATCCTCTAGTCATTCCAACCGCAAGGTAATTACCGTTGTTATCTTGTACAAATACGTGTGGTCTTGTTGCTATAACTTTAGCTAGTTCCACTTGTGTAGCTGCATCTAATTTTGTCAAAACTAAAGTAAGTGTTTGCTCAAAAAAAGTAGTTCCGTTATCATTACTAGAAGTAATGGTTTGTTCTAATCCCGATGCTGATTTAACATCGTATTGAAATAAGGTATAGCTAGTACTGCTAAAAGTACTAACTATCCCACCTGATATTGTAGCTGTTCCCAAAGTTCCGTAATCAGCAAAGAATACTTTTTGTACCCCCCCGACTGCGTCTTTGCACGCTAATTTCCGACCCGTAGACATAAGACAAGGCATAAGAATATTTTTTTAAGTTATTAATAATTAAATAGTTAATAAAAAAAGGGCTACCTAAATAGCCCCTTGATTTATGCTATTCCGTAAGTTACTGAATCCGTTCCGATTCCAACTTGCAAACCTCTTGAAAAACGTGCAATGAAACGAACATTTTTAGATCCGTCTATATCGGCCATATCAATAGTTTTCACGACATTTGCATCATCAGCTAAACCAAATCCAACAAACAAGTTAGAAATTTGAGTTGCTACCATTGTGTTAGCAGGCAAACCATTTGCAACAAATAAAGGTACTCCATTAAAATAAACAGTATCTATTTTTTGATTTGTTCCTTGTGCGTTAAATCCATTTGCTCCTACACCACTAGCACCAAATCCAGCTAAAGAGGCAATGTATGCTTTTTGAACGTTGATAGGTATAAACAATCTGAAATCTTCTGTTCCATAAACTGAATCAGGAATTAATGCTACTACCCTAGCCATTTCAGCTTGTACATTAGCAGCCGTAATTGTCAAAGGTGTTCCAACAACTTGTGCTCCGTCAGTTTTAAGCAATTTCCCTAGTCCGTCTGTTGCATTCCATAAGAAAGTTTCAGTGTCATAAGCAATATCTTTTAATACTTTTGCAATAAAGAAATCGCTGAAAGTTGCAGGCATAACATCGAATGAACTGTAACCCATTGAAGTTGCTTCCCAGTCTTTTTCGAATGGTGTCTTGCACAATTCCAAATTAACTTGCATTTCTGCAACGGTTAATACTTTGTCAGATAGTGTAACTACACCAGCGTCAGTGAACGCACAGCTTGCTGGTTGCACCAAGCCTGAAATAACCGCTTTCTTTACGGTAGCTTTAAATTTCACATTAGGAATTAAAGTAACTCCATTGTTTGCGATTGTGTTCGCACTTAATACCGCAGCAGCGATATACTTGCCAGCACTTTCGCCAGCGTAATTTGATGAGATTGATGGTTGATTAGCCATAGTTTTTAAATTTTAATTATTAATATTTTATTTTGACAACATTGCCATTATTCGTGATTCTGTTCCTGATATATTTAAACCAGTGTTTTGTTTTCCTAAACTTACCTTTTCGGTTGGTTTATGTGTTGTTGGTTTTGTAGCACTAACTGAAGATAAAGTTGCTTTCATTTCTGTTTGCATACCGCTCAATGCATCTAGCTTAGCTTGTAACTCATCAATTTTAGGTTGTACTGCTTCCAT